TTCAGGTGGCCTCTTCAGGTGGCCTTAACCGCTATTGCCGAGGATGCCGGAGAGGTCTGTTTTATGCTGCGGCTCGGCCGGGTGGTCGATTTGGACGTTGCCGTTATCATCCACCAAGGCGCGGGTGCGTTCGGACAGCTTGAGCTCGATGAGGATGTCGTAGCTGTTGTCGGCGAGGATGTCGGCCTCGAAGCTGTAGGCGGCGGGGTCGGTGTTGCCGGGGCCGAGAATATCGGGCTGATGGGTTTGCAACCAATGGACGATGGTGGTGTGCAGCACGTCGAGGTTGCCGGTGAAATCAGTAATCAGCAGGGAGAGGGTAAATTCGGCGGTGTGCGAGAGGGTGGCTTTGTAGGCGCGGATGTGGCCGTTGCCGACAAACATAGCGAACTTGTCGGGATGTTGTGCGATTTCCGGCAGGCTTTTTTCAATCGCGGCGCGCAGCGATGCGGGTTTTTCCATAGTGTTCGATTTCCTCCTGGCAGGTTACGCAGCAACGGCAGCCGATAACGGCGCGGCGGCGCTCTTCGGGGATGGGTTCGCCGCACTCTTCGCACTCATAGGCAGAGACAGCGGCGGCGGCTTGGCTTTTTCTTACCTGCTCTTCGAGAGCGAGACGGCGGTGCATCTCTTCGATTTCGCAGGCTTGGTCGATTTGGCGGCTCATGGTTTCGGCGTGGTGGTGAGGCATTGTTGCAGGGTATCGCGGGCGATTTTGCATTGCGCCAATTCGGCATCACGCTGCAAATAGGCTTGGGCGAGGTCGCCGTTGGTGGTGAGGCTGACGGGGGCGCGGGTGCATTCGGGCACGGCGGGGCAGCTCGGGGGCAGATAACGAACAACGGTTTTCGGGGTGCAGGCGGCCAGCAATAAGGTGGCGGCAATGACGGCTTGGGCGTGGCTCATGCGGTTAATCCCTCCAAATAGATAGTTTGCAGCCTGCCACCGATGCGGCGTTTGACCGATGTCTTGACTTGGTTGCGTTCGGCGCTGTGGTGGCGGCAGCCGAAATGCACCCATGAATTGATGCCAGGCGTATTAGGAAATTCGAGGATGAGCTGGTCGAAAGTAATCAGCCCCTCATTACGCATTTGCATGATGTCTTCGGCCAGTTGGCGGCTGGTGAGGCCGGCGGCACGGATGTCGGCAGCCGAGCCGTGCAGGTGGGCGGACGTGGGCGAGCCACCGGCGGCGCGATTGACTGCAGGGCTGCGAAAGCAGGAAGTAACGCGGATGGCGACGCTGCGGCCGTATTTTTGGCACAAATAGGCGCGGATTTTTTCCAGGCGCTCGGCGGTGGATCGGATATTGGTGAGCTGGGCATCGTTTGGCTGATTGTTGAGGCCACGGGCGGCAGCGATGCCGCTGCGGGTGAGCTCGGCCAGCGTGAAATGCTGGGTGATTTGGACAGTTTCAGTCATTTTTTAAATAGTTCCTTCAGTGATTCGGGCAGCTCGGTGTCGCGCCACGCTGCATTGGTTTGCAGTGCTTGAGCAAGTGCATCACGTCTGGCAACAGCTTCGGCTTGAGCGGCGGCGAGCTGCTGCATCATTTGCTGGTTGGCGGCCTGCAGCGCGGCAGCGCGCTCATTAGCCTGCTTGAGCTCGTTGCGGCTGGTTTCGAGGTCGTCTTTGGCATAGGTGAGCTGGGTTTGCACGGATTTGAGGCGGTAGTGCTGCACAGTTTGGGCAATGCCCGACGCGGCGAGCATTGCAGCAAGGACGATGGGGAGGTTTAATTTGGCGGGTAGCATAAAGTTCTCTTTACGGATTGGGCTTGCGTTTTCAGGTAGCCTTGGAGTAATATCGCGCCACTACTAAATCAATACCGGATTCTTTCGCCCCGTCAGCGCGCTTTTTTTGCGCCTTGCGCAAATACACGTCAAAGTTTCTTTGGCGGGTTGATAGCCGTGAATACAACACCTTCGGGAAATAGCGGCAGCCGTGTATTGACGGTAGTTGAGACCCGCCGCCCCATTCGGGCAGCAATCCCCTAACTAAATCAATACGGAGTTCAGTTATGAACGTTCAAAACACCATTTCCATTTCCCAAACCATCAAACACGGTATCGAGCGCAAAGCGGCGGTGGCGGTGTATGACAGCCTGCTGGAAAAAATCAATGCGTTTTCCGGCATCGTGGAAATCCTGGCCGAATGCAGCGGCCAAAATTTGGACGCGGGCAAGCTGTTTTTCCTGTTGAGCCAGCAGGAGCGCGAATTCAATGATGTGTTGGTGCAGCTGGAACGGCTGATTTAAACCGCAACCTTCTCCACCCCGCTATCCGGCGGGGTTTTTTGTTGGGCGGCATAGCGCTCGTAGGCATTAGCGAGCTTGCTGTCGTAGTTGTGCCGTTTGTAGGCGGGGCCGTTGTAGAGGCTGGCAAATTTAGCCCAGTCTTTTTTCTGCAGCGCGGCGTGCATGGCTTTGTTGGCTTTGACAAAACGGGCGAAGGCTTGGAGCTGTTGTCCTTCGCTTTGCTTCATGGCATCGACAAACTCATCCACAGAATCAAAACCGGCGGCTTGATGGTTAAAACCCATGATTTGGAACAAGCCCCACGAAGCAGCGGCCATGCCGACAGTTTTATCGATGCCCATTGCGCGGGCGAGGCGCGGATATTCGGCCACGCCGCCGCGATAGCCGCCCGGCTGCGGGTGGCAGACGTGAGGGGCTTCGGCAGCCATGCTCTCGGCAAAAGCCTTACCTTTGGCTTTGACCAGCTCTTTATAAAAAATGTGGCGCTCAAATAGGATTTTGACGCGGCCGTCTTTCAGGTAGCCTGTGCCGGCGCTCTCCACCTGCACTACGGCTTTGACGGCGGCGGGCTCGACCTGCAATAGCTCGGCGGCATAACGGATGTCGGCTTCTTTCAGGTAGCCTTTTGTGGATACATGGGCAATGGCGGCGGCGGTCGCGGGGCCATAAATACCGTCGGCAACGAGGCCGCGCTGTTGTTGGTAAGCGAGGAGGGCGGCTTCGGTTTTATCGCCGAAATCACCATCGGCGGCGATTGGGTGGCCGGCGGCGATGAGGGCACGTTGTAGGACGGCGACTGACTCGCCTTTATCGCCATGCTTGAGCAATGGGGTCATGATGATTTACTCCGGTTTCCTGGTGGTTGGATTTTGGTGACGTTGCCACGCGCCAGCAGGATGCTGCCGGTGTAGAGCGCGAGGCCGAGGATGAGCAGCCAAACGATGAGGCGGTCGGCGCGCAGATAGGCGGCGCCGGCCAGCGCGGCCATTTGCAAAAAAATCAGGTAGGCGATGACGGAGGCCAGCGGCTTGTGCGTTTTGCCGCGTTTGTCAAAAAACAGCACGCTGATGGCCGAGGCGGCAGCGAGTGCGCCGATGATGCCGTATTGCAGTGGGGTCATAAGTCTGTCTCCTCTCGGTTGCGGCGGTCGATGATGGAATAGGCGTATTGGATCAGGGCCACGGAAAATGCGGAGGCGAGCACCGCGCCCGTGAACTCGTTTATCTGCAACAGGCCGCGCTCGGGCAGCAGCCAGTTGATGATGGCGGCGGCATCCTCGCCGCCGAATACGCCGGAAAAATAGGAGAGCGCAAACAGCCATGCTTTATAAACCGGGCCGTGGCCGCGTCGGCTGAGGATAAACAGGCTGGAACCGACCAGTGCACCAAAAGCGATGGAGATAGGCAGGTGGTAGCTGCCGATCACGATCACGACGGTATTGACTAGGGCGGTGTGTTTGTCGGATGCAGGGGTTGGAGTCATGGTTGGTTTAGTCCCACAAATTGACGGTTTTAATAACGGCCGGCTCGTTGCTGCCGGTTGGGATGGGCAGGCTGATGGCGATACCGGCGGGCAGCATGGCTGGATGGCGGCACAGGCCGGGGTTGCGCTCCAATATCTCCTCCACGCGGTTGCGGCTGCTGCCGTAGAAGCGGTAGGCAATGGCGCTGACGGTGTCGCCCTCTGTGCTGATGACGGTATCGGCGGGCAGTTTGGTGCGGCGCATTTTCAGGTAGCCTCTTTCAGGTAGC